GGGACGAGGTTGTGTGTAAAGTGTCCGTAGTGATCCAGCGGAAGAAAGAATTCAGAGATCTGTGTGAGGATATCTGGACAAAGAGATACGGAAAATAACACCCTTCCTTGACCGGCGGGGGATTTTGTACAGTAAGGTAAGGAAAAACAAAAACTATGAACGATTTCGACATAGAGTTTGAGAGTATGCCTGACCTGGAGATGGAGGACGTGGATATGGACATGGACTTCAGCGCAGGGTTTCTGGAGGATCACGACAACAGGTACATAAACCCGAAACCCAGAAAGCAGATCCCTGACAGGATGCTAAAGTACGACAATGCCATAAACTTGGCAAAATCAATCGAGATAGGAACAGGCAGCCGTTCGCATGTACTTCTTGCGGGGAACTTCATCATGGGCGACTTCATCGAGGCACTTTTTGTAGAAAAAAATATACATACAAAGCGCCTCTCAGTGTCTACGCTGTCGATGTCCGAGAACAACATCGACAGTTTTAAAAACCTGATCGACGGCGGGTACATCGACAATATAGACTTGATCGTCAGCGGGTACTTTTTCAGTCATGAACGTAACGCGCTCGTCCCGTATATGATCGAGGAGTTAGATAGAGACGACAAGTTTCAGATGGCGGTAGCCGGGACACATACAAAGATTTGTCTATTCGAAACAGACGGGGGGAAGAAGTTTGTGATTCACGGATCCGCGAACCTCCGCAGCTCAGACAACATAGAGCAGATCACCGTAGAGGAAACTCCGGAGCTTTACGATTTTTATAAAGAATTTCATGATAGGATCATCAACGATTACAGCATCATCAACAAGGATAAAAGAGGAAAAGAATTATGGCAAGCGATAGTGACAAAGGAGGAGGGAAAGGAGGAAAGGCCTCAAAATCAGGGCATGTTTCAAGGGCAAAAAGCAGGAACGGCAAGCAAAAGTACACTCCGGTCAAGTCCGCGCAAGGCGAATTACCATTTTAAACAATTTTCCGAATGAAACCGTCGTTGTCATCAATTAAATCCGAATTAATACCGAATGGCTAAGGCAGGAGGAAATCCTAAAAACCTGAAGCCGCCGTTCAAAAAAGGGGAGGTAGCTAACCCTCGCGGGAGACCAAAGGGAAGCCAAAACCGGCAGACGGTTATCCGCGATGTTCTTGGTTGCCTATTTGACGGGAAAAACCCATTCACGAAGGAGACGGGCAAGTATTCGGTAGCTGAGCGAATGATTTTCAGGCAAGCGATTAACGCCATTAAAGACGGCGACCTGAAGGCGGTAGAGTTTTTGTTTGACGGGGCTTACGGAAAGGTAACGGACAGCGCTAAAATTACTCTCGACGCAGAAGTGAAGACAGAAGAGCATCGACCAAGAACACGCGCTGAAATCCGTGAGCATCTAAAGGGCAAAGGTTTTGATGTGGACACAAGGACATTTATAAAATGAGATACCACCAATTTTCAACGGCAGAGATTGATGGGTATTTACGGGATTATGATCTGGCAGGGAAACGCGAGGATTTCTGGCAGTACCGAAAAGCCATGAACCCAGGCATGAAAGAGGGGTGGTTTCAAGAAAGTTTAGCGGGCGAATTGCAGGCGTTCTATAATTCTTTTGTCGATGGAGAACGTCCGCGGCTGCTCATCGCGACACCGCCACAACATGGGAAAAGTCTAACAGCAATCGATTTCCTTTCATGGGTTGCAGGCAATAAGCCAGACTGCAGGAGCATTTTCACAAGCTACTCCGACCGGTTAGGCACAAGGGCCAACCTTCGCCTACAGCGGCACTTTGATAGTGCCAGGTATAAAGAGATTTTTCCAGGCACAAGAATAGCTACGTCTACAAAGGAGGGAATACGGACTCGTGACATGATAGAGTATATCGGCCATGAAGGATATTTCAGGAACACCACTACCGGAGGCCCGATTACAGGTGAAAGCCTCGATCTCAGTGTCGTAGATGATCCGGTAAAGAGCAGAGAGGAAGCAAATAGCCCAACCATGCGCGACAAACTGTGGGCCTGGTTCACAGATGACCTTTTCACACGATTCTCCGAGGATTCAGCGCTCCTGCTCATCATGACAAGGTGGCACATTGACGACATCGCAGGGCGACTGATTGATGCTGATCAAGGTTTCAAGGTCGTGTCATATCCAGCGATTGCAGAAGTTGACGATCCAGACGGCCACCGAAAAGCCGGAGAAGCGCTTTTCCCTGCGCACAAGAGCTTAGAGTTCTTGTACGAGCGGAAAAAGATAATGATCTCGACGTCATGGGAAGCGCTCTACCAGCAGAACCCGGTCGTGCAGGAAGGCGACATGATCAAAGCCGAAAGGCTCGCCATTGTGGACACCATACCGGGCGCAATTAAAGAATCTGTGAGGTATTGGGATAAGGCAGGAACTGACGGCGGGGGATGCTTTACAGCAGGCGTATTGATGCACAAATTAACAGACGGCAAATTCATAATCGCCGATGTTATCCGTGGCCAGTGGAGCGCCGGCAGGAGAGAAGAAACTATAAAGCAGACTGCAAACGCCGATGGAACAGGCGTCTGCGTGTGGATTGAGCAGGAACCCGGCAGTGGAGGAAAAGAATCCGCAGAGAACACGGTCATTAATCTTGCAGGATTCGTTATTAAGGTTGAGAGAGTGACTGGCAGCAAGGAAGTAAGAGCGGAACCATTCGCGGCCCAGGTTGAACAAGGAAACGTGATGATCCTGAAAGCCGCATGGACGAAAGCATTTATCGATGAGGCCCGACTTTTTCCGAATGGAAAGTTTAAAGACCAGATCGATGCATCTGGCGGAGCATTCAATAAAATGACACTCGAAAAAAAGAACACAGGAATGCTTGATTGGATTGAAAAGGAATCAGCAAAGGTAGATGAGGAACGGAAGAAAAGCGGATGGCAATAAAACAACCATAAAAGCAATTAAAACAATAAATCATGCCCGAGCCAATAAAAACACCAATCAGCGAAATCATGCTTCAGACCGTCATAAGAGGCGGGCAATTCGTTGATCCTGCTGATCAATGGATGTCACCGGGTAAGCCGATGGAAGTTGTCGCGCCGACAGAAGTTGCCGGTAGGCAGTTTGATTACAACGTCGGGTACAATATACAGATCAAGCCGAGAGCTTACGAACCCGTATCTTTTGATCAGCTTAGGGCTTTGTCGGATAATCTCGACATACTCCGCCTTGTGATCGAGACGCGAAAGGATTTGGTGTGTGCACTAAAGTTTGAGATCGTACCGAAAGATGCCGGATCAGAACCTGATGAGCGGTGTAAAGCAGTGCAAGAATTTTTAGCACTTCCGGACGGAGAGCATACATGGGAAGCGTGGTTGAGGATGTTGCTTGAAGATTTATTCGTTATCGATGCTCCAACAATTTATCCGAGGAAGACAAAAGGGGGCGGGATTTATGCTCTCGAACCTATTGACGGCGCGACGATAAACAGAAAAATTGGCTTTGATGGAAGAACTCCTTTCCCTCCAAATGCAGCGTATCAGCAGATACTTAAAGGCGTACCTGCCGGAGATTTCACTCGTGACGAGTTGATTTACATGCCTCGTAACCTGAGGACAAACAAGGCTTACGGTTTTTCTCCTGTTGAGCAAATAATAATGACGGTAAACATCGCCCTGCGCCGACAGCTAAGCCAGTTGCAGTTTTACACGGAAGGAAGTACGCCTGATTCGATTTTCTCATTGCCTCCGGAATGGACTGTCGATCAGATCGACAAATGGCAGGCGTGGTGGGATAATGTTCTGTCGGGTAACACGGCAAATAGGCGGAAGGCGCGATTTATCCCGGGGGGAATCACGGCTATCAACACAAAAGAAGGCTTACTTAAAGATGATTTTGATGAGTGGATTGCCCGGATTGTTTGCTATGCGTTTTCAGTGCCAGCTAACGCTTTTATCAAACAGCAAAATCGCGCGACAGCGGCGACTGCGCTCGATCAGGCCGTGAGTGAGGGCTTGATGCCTATACTCGGCTGGGTAAAAAACCTTATCGAGTACATCATTATCAAGTATTTCGGCTATACCGATCTGATGATGAAATTTGTCGACAGCAAAGACCCTGATCTTGCTCAGGAGGCCGCTATCAACCTGCAAAATTCTCAAGCCGATCAGATTGACATCAGCACGGGAGTGCTGGACGTCAACGAGGTCAGGATTAATAGAGGTCTTGACCCATTAACCCCGCAAGAGCTTGAAGAGCGCAAGCCAGCGCCACCTCCACAGCCACAACTTGCAGCCAGCGTTACGGACAGCGGATCGAAACCCGCGCCAGATGAACCATTACCGCCGGACGCAACGGTCAAGGAGCCTACGGCAAAACTTCAAAAAAAAAAGCCCGAACGACAATCGCACCGCTTGACCGTGACCGGCCCGCGATACTGAAACTCGAAGCAAGGCTAAAGCTTTTTGTTGCCAGATACCTGAAGACGAAAGGAAAGGATGTATCGGCGCAAGTCGTGAAGCTCTATGAAGCAATGAGTAAGGCTGAGGAAGATGACCGAGTTAAGGAGCTTCTTGATCAACTTGATCTTGATTGGTCTGATATCGTGCCGGACATCGAAGAGCTTCTTGCAGCGACAGCCGCACAGGGCGTTAAAGATGCGATGAAGCAGATTGCTTTTACCGAAAAAGACGCGACAAAGCTCGCGAATGAGCGTGCTGAGGAGTGGGCGGCAGACCGAGCAGCCGAACTGGTGGGTATGAAATGGCTTGATGGGGAGCTGGTTGTTAATCCTAATGCGGAGTGGAGCATCGCCGAATCTACCCGAGACATGATCTATAAAGACGTTGAGGGGGCAATTTCGGAGGGATGGAGTAACCAGAAATTGAGAGACTCCATCGTGGAGAATACCGGTTTTTCCGAAAGCCGGGCAATGATGATAGCCAGGACAGAAACAGCATTTGCAGACACACAAGGCAACAAGGCCGCGTATCTCGAAGCGAAAGACGCAGGATTAGACGTGAAATGGCGGTGGATGACCGCAGGTGATGATCTGGTTTCTGAAGAGTGCGAAATGAACAATCTCGAAATCAGAGAGATCGGAGATGAGTTTTCAAGCGGGGCGACCGAACCGCCACAGCATCCAAATTGCCGGTGCGTACTTGCTCCCAGTGTAGGAGATGCCGAAGAGTAGCTGCCACTACCAACAATCAGCCCTGCATAGTCAGGGCTTTTTTATTACGCTACTTTTAACAAACTATTTTTCGTTTTGTGCGATTATTTTATATTTATTTATGATTCTATTTGTTTCATAAGTAAATAATGTGCATATTTAATCAGTGGGTATGACAAACAACAATAAACCGGAGAATCAAAATGGCAAAGTATCAAGTAACACACTCCTGCGGACACACTCAGACAGTCCAGCTTTTTGGTCATCACACCGAAAGAGACAAAAAAATAGAATGGTTTGAGCGCACTCTTTGCCCTGATTGCTATCGTGCACAAAAAGAGACAGAGTGCCAGCAGGAAAATGATCGTGCCTTGGATCTGGTTGGTAAGATTGGGTTTACGCCGTTGACTGGTAGTGATAAGCAAGTTGCATGGGCAACATCTATCAGGCAAAAAGCATACGAGACGATTATCGCGCGCAACATCATCGTTGATGCGGGGATTGCTTGCAAAATACTCAATCTTGAAGCATCTGCAAAATGGTGGATTGACAATCGCAGCGGTGAACCAACAACAATATGCAAGGCGATTTTCGCAAACTATCGGGACGAGTGCAAAGCTATTAATGAGGAGTATATATCACAGAATGCAGATTGAAGAACTGGCACATTTATTTAACCGTTAAATAAGGACTACAATGAAAATAAACACGAGTGGATTTGCTCATTGTCAGCGTAGCATGTTTGCTGAAACAGCCGGAGAGCGTTTAGTAAATATTGAATTTTCAGATGGCAAGCAAGCCAACGGCTTTATAGCGGCAAAAACGATATTTGCTGGTAAAAAGAAAGCACGGGAGTTTCGCCGCGCATTAGAAAAAATTGAGGGAAGAACACCACCAGCAATTAAATTAGTAACGTTAGGCCCACTGACAGAAAAATATTTCTCTTACTGAAACGTTCTAAATCTTAAAAACAAAAATGACACAGTTTGAACAAGGAGATAGGGTTGTAATTTTATCCACACCTGAACCAGCATACTTCTTTGATGCAGGCAACGTAGCTATTCTGAAAAGATTCGATGGAGAGGATTGGTGGGGTGAATTTGCAAACAGACAAGAATGGTGTTTACAGACATCAGTTGGTACAACTTTCAAACTTTTAAACGATAAATAAGTTATCCTTAAAGAGTTCGGTAAAGTAATTGTCAATGGCAGACAAAGGTTAAAATTAATTTTTAATAACCAACGCGGGTTTACCCCGCATAACCAAACCGGAGAGATCATCATGAAAAGCAATCGTCTTATAGTTGCAGAAGGAATCATGGACTCAGCAGCAGCAGAGTACAGGTCAGAAAATCTTGCCAGCAGTGATGCTGTGATGGATTACGCTGATGGAATTGAAGTAAACATCTCAGAGGAAGAGGCTGAAGAAATCTTAGATGTCTGTAAAGCAATGCAGGCTCGTCTCGAAGCAGGGGAGATACCGACAACGGACGACTGGTATCACGATTTTAAAAAACCCCTCTCTCAGACGAGAGGGGAGGATAACTGAATAATGGCTTTTACAATCACCGAGGCGGAGGTAATCCGCCTCACTGGATACAGCCGACCGCAGCTCCTACGACTTCGACAAGGGTTTACTCAGGAGCAGGGAGGCAAAGAGTACGTCGCGGAGCCTGTGCTCATGCAGGGAAAGGACTGGCAGCGATACGGACGGGCGGTTTTGTATGCGAGTGAGGCAGTGAGCAAGTTGCAGATGAGAAAAAACTTAAACGGAGGGGAGTGATGGAACGAAAGTGTGAGAATTGCGAGTGGTGGGTATGCACGGAAATAGCCGACGAAGGTACAGACGAAGAGTATCCTCTTTGGGGGCAGTGCCGAAGATTTCCACCTCCTGTAGCTTGGAAAAAAAACGGGGATCGTTACTACTCAGAGGACTGCTGTTTAGAGATCTGTTATAATTGGTGGTGCGGAGAGTTCAAACAAAAGAAAGTAGTCGTAATTGGACATATTGATATGTGTTGCAGTGTGGGAATCTGCCCATGAAAATGGTAAAGCGGTGGACAACGCATTGAGTGCACCTTTTGCGCCCCTGACACAACGGGCTTCCCTCCCGTGATTATAGCTCCCGTAAATGGGGGCTTTTTTATTGCCCAAAATTACCCCACAGAAATAAATATCCTCAACAGAAAAATCACCCTTCTTTGTGCGCCGGAATTTTCAATAGCCTACCACTACAC